AACTTGTATGCTGAACGGGGTATTTTTGCCTTATGCATAATATACATCCCGTAAAGGACTACTCTTATCGAGTTGCCTAACGTAGTTCGAGTGGCATGGCCACTGAACACAGTTCCATCAATGTATCCTTGAAAGATTCTACGTTTTATCTTATTTTGCCCTGCCCCTGTTATGTGCATTATTCTAAAAGGTGCTAAAGTGTGTATTAAAGATTTTTCAATTGCCAATCTATGTGAAGCTGGTATTCCGAGATCAGCTAACAAGGAGCGTAGAGTTAATCCTAACAGAGTGCCGTCACAACTTTTCAAAAGATGAGAATACTGGTGTGAGTCATGTTGTGACCCATCCCAAGTAACTATCTGATGATCGAGTATAGAATGCAAATTGTCTTGGATTAAGTCTGCGACCTTGGATGAGTTGTAACCAACGCAGATCTCAGGGAATAATTCTTTTATATTTTCTAAATAACATGCATTAATCCATGCTCCAATAGCTTTGGCTTCATCTGATGGATTAGCAATTGCTCTAGGTTTAGCTGATTTCTTGTCATAGTGCATTTCATTAGCTTTCTGGAAAAATGTCATCGTATTATCAATTTTGGCTGTCTCCATAAATTTGTCATAACCATTACGATATGCAGTTTTCTTAGATGGTACTACACGTTCGAGATATTGTTCAAATGTTAATCGGGCTGGAGTCCATCCACAACGAGTAATACGTCTAGTGACCTCTTCAACGGCAAACTTTGTGAAATCTTGGACAACTCGTGGGTCGGGTTTGTGACGATGTCCCATTTGTCGACAAAATACAGCATAAATAGTATTATTTGTATTTACAGGAAAAACATAAGGTATTGCATTCTTTGTTGATTCAAATTGCATTCCAGTATGAACTAGGCGAGCTTTCTGAGCTTCAAGCCTCTCCAATACTGAACAATGAAGGTCTGCCCTACGGGCACCTTCAATGGCCTCTAGTAATTCTTGGTATGCTGCATCTAATCCTTCTGGATTTTTCTGAGCCTTTATCTTTTTCTTGTAATACATACCATTTTCAATAGCAAAGTCTGTTAATCCGATGTATCGTTCTTTCTGTGTTGTATCTTCACCCGAGTGCCAGTGTTCTTCAAAGCCTGCTGCTGCTAATCCGGCATTCTCCCTAGTATTATTTTGAGGTAAATAAGTTTGCTGTTTTTCCGTAAGTTCTAGATAATTTGTGTCAGGTAATTTGTCATCCTCTATCCAACCTCTATTTGAGGTTACGATATCAACCTTTTGCTTACGTGTATTACTCAATTCAACTTTATGTCTGGGTTGTGTGTGACCATCGACCCAGTCCTTATCCTCTAGGTAACGCTTCACGTCTGTAACTACACCCTTATAAGTCTTACGAACACCATTGACGGTGTGTGAAATAAGACCTATAGAGGCATCATCACGGACTACGTTGCTATTACCCAGATCTACATATCTTTTCTTAATCCCATTTTTGAAATCACGGCCATTGGGAATATATTCGTTGTCGAATAATACTGTTTCGCCTAACTGCTGATCCTTTATCATAACTTCATAGGCATAATCATAACATAAATTAGTGGTTGTAACAAGGACATCAAACTCTGATTGTGGTAGTCTTTGATCTGATATTTGAACGGTTAAGTAATTCATCAATAATCCAATTGCATCTTTTCTAGGTTTTGACCAGAAGTCGACTCCTGCGGTTTGTTTACTAGCCAAATATGGGGTCAAATAACTGGCGTATTTATCATTATAATTCATTTGTGATCGTGTGATAGAATGGTCAATCTTTGGTATGAATGGTACCTTAGATCTTAAATAGCTCAACTCATAATAGAACATGGTCATATGTGGTCCCAATTTTATGCTCTGATGTAATTTGTAGTAAATTTGTCCATCTTCGTATGGTTCGTACATGTCTCGGGGGTTTTGGACGTCCCAAGCTAAGACTTCATTAATATATGTACCGGAAGTATTACCCCGTGCATTAAAAATCATTTCATAGTATCCGGTACCTGTCAGATTATCTACCTGTTTCACAACCTTAGCTACACCTTCTGCATCATAGGATTGATAAGTTCCTTCGACACAGGGTACAGTAAAAGCGACTACATGGGCAGAAGTTCCGACAAATCTATATAAATTTTTCTTAACAAAGTCTTGAACCCCTTTATAATAATAACAATCAATAGCTAACATATCTCCGCCATAATAAGCTTCCCCATCTACAACTCCTTTCTCATCTGTGACGATATTAAATTGTACATTGGGATTCTTATCAGAAACGTAGATTGCTGGCTTGGTTCCGTTGAACCAATGTGCGTAGTTGGGCATTAATGTTAATTCTGAGAGCATATCCATGTGTTTCATATTATAGACTGTATCATATGGCATTAAATTTGGACGAAGCAGAGTGAATTCTCTATGCTTATCTACAACTGAGTTAATCATTTCTGGAATGAGTCTATGGTATTTGGATCCTATATCCAATATCTTGGTGGAGTTTCCATTTAGAACATTAACCCATGCCTTGGTGCGTAAGAAGTCAGAGGATGACCGAAGGAATGGGTGACAATAGTTTTCGGAACCATGTTTATCCGAAGTAGTTTTTAAGGCGTATGCGAATTCTGGTATTTTCATTAGTTCATTACGGCCACCCGCACCATATTTAAATTTCAAATTGACATTTTCTACTTTATAAGTCTTTGTGGTGGGGGCGAATGTGAAGGAAAAGTTTAGGTGGTGGCTTGATTTTAAGCGGGCTTTCGTA